GACCTTGCCATTGCGATCAATGATCCGCGCCAGAATGGCCGGATACCGCCCCTCAGTCACCTCGCGCGTCACCGCATCCGTGTGCTTGTAAAAGCAATCCGGATGATAAAGCAGCGCACCGGGCATCCGCCCCAAACGATCAAAATCAATCCCGCGCGTGTGAAACAGGTAATTTTCGGCGGGCGTCCCCTCGATCGGCATGGCCGACTGGAACAACCGCCGCGCATTCGACGCCCGCTTTTGCCGCGCCGCCTTGTCCCGCGCCGCCGCCTCAGCCTGCAGTTTTTTCGACTTGGCCAGCGCTTCCTCACGCTGGCGCCGGGTTTCCGGGTTGTCCGACGACAGGCCCAGATAACTGCGCGCCTCGCGGATCGCATCCGCCGGGGTGCCAAAGATTGATGACTGGATCAGATCCAGAACATCGCCATATTCACCCGTCGCGTGATCCCGCCAGCGCCCGCGCTTGTCACCGCGCAAATAGATGTAAAAACTACCCACGCTCTTGTCCGCACGCCACGGGCACAGGGTGAAATAAATCCCCTTGTCCTCATAGGACGCACTGCACGGCGGCGCATAATGATAGGCCACATCATTGACCCGATCGAGCAACCGGAACTTGATTTCCTCAATGCTGTGGCCGTCGAAACTCATAGCTCTTGATCAGGCCGCGCAACCTCGACCGGCAGGAACTGACAAACAAACTGCATCGGGGCCTGCGTAAACCCCGCATCCAGCCCCTGCTCATACCAATGCTGCAACGCGGCCCGCTCAACCATGCAGTCCTCAAACCCCTCAGAGGCAGGCAACGCCGTCGCGGCCACAACATGCCCCGCCAGCAATGAAATCAGAAACAACTGCATGTGGTTCCCCCTATTCGCTGACGTGTTCGAGACGCTGCGCACCGCACGTCAAAGCAAAGAAAACTTCCTCGCCGGTTTCATTGTGCCGAACGTGCAGTTTGTTTTCGCCGTTGGTTTCTGTAACGGTTACTATGTCGCCCAGCTTGGCGAACCCACGCGCACCCATTCCAGTGATCCGCAGCTTGTCACCAACTTTTGTCGTCGCGTAATCAATCATCATCATGTCCCCAAAATTAGTGAGCCTTTTTTCGACATGCTCAGGTCTGCTCTACGGGGCTAGGCTATGGCCCTACGCTCTGGACGTTCCCTGCGCCGGTATCCTGGTCAAACCCTCTGACAGGGCAGAATTTAAAACCGGCGGTCTATGGGTGCTGACGGGCTTGCGGCCCGGACCAGTCGCCCCTCTCTGGTTATCCTTTCAGAGGTCGGCAGTAGCCGCCGCGACCGCCATCATGCTGGTCTTTTGCATGTCAGTGATCGCAATCGCAGCCTCGCGCGCGCCTGGGCCATCCTCTGCTTTGATGGCCTCGCATTCGCTGATAAACGCCGCTGCCAACGCTTTGACTCTGTCAACCTTTGGCAACGTCGACGGGTTGAACCCCATACGCACCAACGCTGCAGCGCTGTTGTTGATCGGCACTTCTTCCTCAACCAGCGCCGCCGTATTAATCTTCACATGCATGATTTTCTCCTTTTCCATGCAAACGCCGCTCTACTCAGCGGCCTGAGGGATACCTGCCGCCGCCCTGACACGCAGGACGTCCAGCAAATTCTTTTGATGCTCGATGGATCCCGCATCAGTGTTCAGCAGACGCCACCGCGCCAGCAGATCATCCTTGGGCACCTCAAACAGCGCCGCGACATGCCCGGCCTTTTCACCACGCGCCAGCGCCTCGACCAGCGCCAGATCAGCCTGGCAATCAAACACCGGATCAGGGCGCAGATCATTCAGATACATCGCAATCAGATACCGCGCGCCGGTCATCCCGCTGTACCAACTCGCACCGGACCCACGCGGCACAGCAGCAGGAAGGGCAACAGGCGAAACCGGGCGGGTCACAGCAATCTCCTGCCGGGCCGCAACTTCCAGCGCCGCAGGCATCTCCGCTTCATCGGGGTCTTCATCCGGCACCTCAGGCGCGGGCGCATCCGCATCCTCGGCACGCTGCGCCTTGCGCCACTTCGCCAGCTTGACCGACACCGGATTGGCCGCGCGGTTCAACCGGCGGGCAATCTCACCACTGGCAGCACCCTGCGCGGCAAGACGGTCAAATTCCATCTGCTCCTGCGGGCTGTACGTGCCACTGCGCAGCTTTTTGGGCCGCTGGAACCCGGCCTGCTCTTTTTCAGCCGGCGCAACCGCAGCCGGCGCATCATCGCGCACACCGTCCCTTGCGGCGGGCGCAGGGGACCCGTCAAACCCCTGCGCCGCCGCCACCGCACCAGCCTCTTTGACCGCGCTCTCAATCGCCTCTGGCGCGGGTTCATTCATCTCAGGCTGGGGTACGGGATCGACCTGCGCAGCCACGACGCGACCCGGCAGGCCAATCTCCAAAACAACTTGCGTTTTGCAATCCGACAATTCCGTCGACACCAACGCCCCGTGGCGCGCCAGATCCTCCGCAAAACTGCTGACTTTCTCCAGGACGCGACGATCCTTGGTGACATCCGCGACAACGCCGTTGAGGCGCTCAATCTCTTTCCCGATGCTGCAATCCATCACGCGCACCTCCTTTCCAGAATTTGCCGGTTCATCCGATCCTGCGCCTGACCCGTCGCATACCGATGATGCGCCTTGAGCGCGCACGCCGCGCGATAGCGCCATCCGCACCACTCACTACCCCCGAAATAGGAACTGGCGGGCAACTCGATCAGATGCATCGCCACGCACAGCATCTGCGCCATGTTGGGGTTCTGATCGCCGGTATGGGGCAGGGCCTGCCGCACGATATCGACAAACATCCGCACATCTTCGGGTCCCTCATGCAGCCCGGTAATCAGCGCGCCGATGGCATGCACCACCGTGTGATCCGCCGCGTTCATCAGATGCGCGGCGGTCATGACGGCACCTCGACCTGCAACTGCACCGCCGCCGCGGCCACCAGATCGCCCACCGTTTCAACATCCTCGACCACCCGTTCCGGCAGCTCGATCGCCAATTCGGTCTCAACATCCAGCGTGATCGACACAACATCGAGGCTGTCCGCCCCCAGATCATCCACCAACCGCTGATCCGCCCCGCAAAAGCACGCATCGCGCCCCACCTGGTCGGACACAATCGTCGTCACCTTGTTCATGATACCTTGGTACGTCATGTTCTTCTCCTGTCCGGGGGCCGCGCTAGGCGTCGGCGGGTTCAGAAATCGGCCAGCCCTCAACCTGCGCCGCCAACTCACACCCCAGCTGGCGCAGGGCGCGGCGATCATGCTCCGCAAGCTGGTACTGCGTGGCAAATCGCGACACCGCGCGAAAAATGCGGTGATCCCGATGCAGCCGCGTGTCCGCTTCCACCAGCAGGTGATCCACATCCAGCGGATCGACATCACCACACTGCGCCCGGTACGCGACCGCGATCGCGGCAAACTTGAACCCGATCAACGACATGACGCACCGCCCAAAAAGCAGAAAAAAACGGGGCGCGGCGAGCAGCACACGCCCCAGTTTCCCAGCACCCGGCCAATTGAGAAGAACCGGGCCGGCTTCACCCTGCACATCTGCAGGGATATCGGGACCGCGCAGCTCACGCGGCCTGTGTCTCGTTTGTGGTGCGCCCTGCGATAATCGCCGCAACCTCATCTTCAGTGGCCCCAAAGATCAGATGCGCCAATTCCAGCGGAAAACCCTGCCGCCGCGCCTCGTGAAAAAGCGTCCGGATCACCTCAACCGATGGAAAATCACCCGCTAGACGTGTCGCGTTGGCATATCGCCACTGATACGCCGCCTTTTCATGGCGACCTGCAGCAATACCGACATTTTCAATGCCATTCAGCAGCCTTTCAGCGACTTGCAGTGGTGTGAATACGTTACTCATAACACAACGTATAGTGTGTCAGCATAGGGGGCTGTCAATGCAAAACGTGAGATAATTGCACTTAAACGTGAGGTAAGCAAGTCTTACCTCATAAATATGGTTAATAAAGAATGGCTTAAGTCAGCGCTACGAAAGTCTGACAAAACGACACTCGACCTTGCTCATGCGATCCGTCGCGACCGTGCTGTGGTGTCTCGTATAATAAACGGCAAGCAGCCCGCCACGCTGGAGCAGGCAAAGTCTTTTGCCGCGACCATCGATCACCCGGTGGCGGATGTACTTGTTCACTTGGGTTTGGCGGATGGTGAAACAGCACAAGTGTTCAATTCAGGGTTCGCTGAAAGCGATGCGATTGCGTGGGTTGCGCAGGGGTCACGCTCAAAGGTAGTGCAGTCCACCGCAGAAAGCCTTGGCGGAAACAAGCCGGGCATCGATGTTTGGTCTGCTAAATCATCTGTTCTGTCTCAAATGGGTATCATGCAAGGCGATTTCCTGTTGATCGACACGCTGCAGGCAGAGAGATGCAAGGCTGGAGATGTCGTAATTGCTCAAATATATGAGCGCGATAGCGATGGCGCGACCACTGTGCTGCGCCGATATGAGCCGCCGGTTTTGGTTGCCGCGTCGCCAAATCCAGAAGAACAGCGCGTATTGGTGGTCGATGACCGAAACGTGCTTATTCGCGGAAAGATGATTGCCAGCTGGAGGCTATATTGATCTTATATGAAAATCAGATTTTCTCGGTCTCGAACGGTTGGATCAGAGGCTTGAGGGTTCACGATAAATCCAGCGGATCAACGATTAAGCCAGATGCCGCACTGTCAACGCAATGCACGGCCATATGGTTTCACATCAAAAGGAAAACGTCAGCCACCGCAAAACTGGTGACCAATCCAAACGCTCAAAAAGAGATCGGGCGCATCGCCGAGCGCCTAGTGTTTCACGACTTCGGATGCACGCTCTTGCGCATCGAGACAAAAGCGCAGGCCGCCACTTTCGACGGCCCACCTGATCAATCTGCTGAATACTATCTGGACTTAGCACACGAGGCTTATGCTCAGAGAGGGCCAAGTCAAACTCACATATAATTGAGAAAATCTCACGTTTCTATTGACAGTGTGAGGTAAGCACTCCTAACTAAGAACCTATCCACAGCGATAGGAGCTTGTTATGAGCACAGAACCAGCACACGCGCCCGACATCACCGGGGCGCAAGAAACCCAACCACCCCCCGACAGCCTGTCTCCCATGCTTGTCACGCGGATCTGGCACATCGCCGATCTGCGCAACATGTCAGAGGCGGAAATTCACACCAAAACCGGCATTCCCATGGATATGCTGTTCCGCCTCTATACCGGCGATGCCGAGCTGACAGCCGACCAGCTCATCCGCTTCTGTCAGGCCCTCGATGTCCACCCGCTGGCCATCTTCGACGGCATCTTTGACCGCTCAGGCATCATCCCCCACCAGCTGACCGATCACGGCGTCGCCCGCCTGGCCGCGCGCCTGCATGCCTTGCCCGTCTGCGGGCGCGAAATGGTCATGAGCAAAGTACAGGAGGCGCTGAAAAATGGCTGACACCGCCCAACACAACCCGCAACAGACATCCCTCGCCATCGTGCAGGAAATCGAGCGCATCGCCTACAAGATCGGCAGCCCCGCAATCACCGAACTGGAACTCGCGCTGCTGTGCCACCACATGCCCGCATGCCTGTCCGAATACCGCGAACTGCGCCAGAACCCGGCGCCAGCCAAAACCGCGCCACAACCGGCACCACCCCGGCCAGATGCGCCCGCCCGCCTGCACGTCGTGCCACCAACCGACGCCCCCTCAACGGAGGCACAATCATGAGCGCGCAGAAAAACTGGATCACCACCGGCGAAGTGGCGGCAAAACTCGAAATGTCGGCGCACACCTTCCGCCAGTCCCTCGACCGCCTGCAGGAACAATACGATTTCCCCCTGCCAGCCCCGCATCGCCTGAAGCCCATGACATGGCGGCGCGACAAGATCGAGGAATGGATCGCCAACCAATGCCCCAACCGCAGCGAAATCAGGAGGGCAGGGTGATGGCCGCAAAGTCCATGAAGGAACGCGCCGCTGCGCTAATGGCAAAAGCCAACGATCCCGCCGCGAGTGAGGCCGAGGCAAACCTTTGCATGCAAAAGGCAATGGATTTGATGGCGAAATTTGGCTTTACGATGTCCGAAATTGAGGGTGATCAAGCCGAACAAATTGGCCGCAGCAAAACGGCGTGGACAAACGGCCGACCCGGCGGGGCCATGTTCTACGTCCAGAATGAAATCGCAGCTTTTACCAACACGCGGGTTTCGTTCACCGGTACAGTATCACAAGGAACTTCGATGACGTACCACGGGTACGGCGCAGAGCGGGATTTGGCAGTATGGCTGCACGGCCACATTCTCAACGCTATCAAGGTTGCCAGCGCGGCTTACGACCCGGGACCCTTTAGTCCGGCAATCCGCGCCAGAGATCGAAAGTCATTCGCGATATACATGGCAAAACGTATCGCTGAGCGACTTGTAGAGATGACGGAAACGCTGGACGACAATGGCCGGGGCACAGGCACCGATGTCCTCATAGTCAAGAACAAAAAGGTCGATGACTATTATGACGCGCTGGGATTGCCCGGCGCGGCGCAGCGCAAGCACACGCTTTATCGGGCGGGCGCAACGGCTGGCGCGGAGGCGGGTGAAAATGTCACTCTTCATCGCCCGCTTGACGACGACGCAGGACCTCTTCGCATAGCGGCACCGCAGGGGCAGGCCCAATGAGCACCCAACCCCCGAAACCGATCAAACAGAAGGTGCCCGGCCTGCGCCAACGCTACCGGGCGCGCGACGGCTGGCGCGTCTGGTGGGAGCCCAGCAAAACACAGCGCTTGATGGGCGCAAAGAACGTCGAGCTGCGCGCAGACCAGCCAACCGCATCCGTGCGCAAGGCAAAGGAGCTGAACCTCAAATCTGGCACAGCCCCAAAGACAGAAACGTACCGCGCCCGCACCGCCCCCAACTCGATCGAGGCACTGCGCGCCGCCTATCTCAAAAGTCCACAGTTTCTCACCAAGAAACCAAAGACCCGGTTTGAATACGAAAAAGACATCATCCGCATTGTCGACCGCTGGCAGGGCACCGACGTGCGCAAACTCACCAAGCCCAAAATCTACAGCTGGTACGAAGAGCTTTATGCCGCTCACGGCGTCTGGGTATCCAAACGCCTGGTGCGCATGCTCAGCATCCTGCTGTCCTACGCTGAACTCAAAGGCATCATCCCGACAAACCCCGTCGTGCGCATGCGGATGATCACACCGAAATCGCGCAACCGCACAATCGACTGGGCAGAATTTGATGCCCTAGATGCCGCCGCGCAGGATCTCGAATTGACAAACATGCGCCTTGCGATGCACTTGGCCATGTTCATGGGCGGGCGCGTCACCGACGTCTTCAACGCCCGCGCCGCCAGCTTCATCATGCGCACCGTTGACCTCGATGACGGAACCGGCCCCCAGGACCGCCTGCACTGGCGCATCGTCAGATCAAAGGACAGCACCAAACAGCGCCTCAGCTACCTTGTGGTGCACGACGACGTCCTGCCGTTGCTCAGCGACGCCCTGCGCGCCGCCACAGCGCCCCAGAGCCCGCTTGTAACCCGCGACCACGACGCGCGCCCTTTCAACGACACGAGCTTTCCCAAGGAATTCGCCCGGATCCGCGAAAAAGCCGCCGAAACCTGCCCCTCCGTCTACGACATCCAGTTTCGCGACTTCCGCCGGTCCTTCAGCAACAACTCCCGCCACGCAGGCGTGGTCAGCGATGACGTCGATGACGCCCTGGGCAACACATCCGGGACAGACGCCAACCTGCGCCAAACCTACATGCCCGCATCCGACGCCCGCGCCGCCAAAGCCATCCTGGCAATAGAACACCCCCGCCGATCCGCCTGAAGCGACCACCAATAACACCACCAGTAACGAGTAACCTTGTTAACGAACGAAGCCCCGCGACCGTCTCACCAGCGCGGGGCTTCTCATCACACCGACTGCAAAGGAATCGACATGACTGAACGAAAAGATAGACCGTCACCAGATCAAATGCGATTCCCGTGGTGCGCGCTGATAATCTCGCTGGCGATCTGGCTCCCGATTGTTGCAGCAATCATCTGGACGTGAGCACCGCAAATGTGGCTGGATCAAGCAGCGCGTCTGCTTCTGCCTTAATCCATTCGTCACTGCGAACAGTTTCATGGAATAACACGTCAAAAACAAAACCCTGAAACAATTCAGAGGTCGCAGAGGCACCGTTCCCGCCGACTACCAGATTGAGCGCAGAAGTCGTGAACGTGCTGCCTATTGGGCCATCGGTTGCATACGCATCACCATCCAAAAACAGATCACGGCCAGTCGTGCCGTTGAACGTCAGCGCCATGTGCCGCTTGTTTACCGCGTCACGCGTGGTTGCTGGAGAAGGAGCAATCCAGCTTTCACCGGATGCCCAAGACTCATAGTTGCCGTTTGATCTGACATGGAAACCGCCTCGCGTACTTGTATTTGCCACAGTGTTAAAGCCCGCAATCTGCTGATTACTCGCCGCCAAGCGGTTAAGGCTGGTGGCCGATAGGGTCCAACCGGCGTGAGTGCCAATATCGTCTATTGTATAGACGACTGTGCCACTTGCCATGGACCCGGCAGAAATATCCCACTCGATTATTTTGCCCGACCCGACGCCTACCAAATAACCTTCCTCAGTAATATCTATGCCTTGCCCATAACCATTCTGAGTTGCCGCTGTTTCTTGTACGGTCCCGTCTTTCGCGACTTTCGTGATTAAGTCAGTGCCGGTCGTGTTATGCGACACAAATATGTGGTCCTGCGCATAGGTAATGCCTTGGATATTGTCGATATTATCGGAAAGCGTGATGCTTGCTTGCTGCACAAAGCTGCTGTTGAAAACAAAGATTTCGTCATTCGTCTCAAAGCACGAGAGGTAAAACACGCTGTCATCGGCATTGTAACACATCGAGGACAGAGCGGTCATGCCGGGGGTGCTGCTGATATTATATGACCGCTTAAATGTCAGATTTGATGTTTCATACACGGCCACCTCGCTTGTGGGCGTTCCGTCAGCCACATATTTCGAATTTGCCGCAAACAATTCTGTGCCGACCACGCACCCATCACCAACATGATTCAAGGCGGCTTGCTGGCTGGCAAGCGGCGTGGTGTTTATCGCCGTTTGCGTAGTCCAATCTGACGCATATTTCGTGATCGTATCTGTATCAAAGGCAAACCGTTCACCACTTGACCCATAAGCGATGCCTTGCCGTGCTGCCGATTGTGTATAATTTCGAATTTCTGCGCCGCTGGTTATCGGTCTATCTTCTACCAGCGCAACACCGTCCGCTCTGTTGATTTTCTCTGGCAAACTTACCGCAGCGGCATAGCCAGTCCAGACAGCCTCACGGCCCGTCGCGGCGTCGGACGCCACCGCCGTGACGCTTGGGTCAGCAACATCAAGCACAAAGGTTGTGGCCGCGCTGCCTGACAAGTCTGTGCGTACCCACGCCCGGCCCGCTTTGTTTGCCTTATCGACAAAACTCACATCAATTGGATACTCAGTGGCCAGATCGGTGCTTTTTGCTCTGAGGTTGCCGCCATCACCGCGCAATCGCGTCCATGCCGCATTATCCATTTCGGAAAGATCTATCGGCACGGGGAAGCCAGACAATGCGGAGTTTTGCGCCGGGATTGTCACTGTCGCGCCAAACACTGTCACCGCGTCTGCGGCGGTCAAGGTAAGGATGAAGTAACCCTGGTCGGACGACACTTGAACGATGTTGCCAGTTTGACCCGCAAAGCCATTCACTTCTGTATTTCGCAACTCGCTCCCCACCATCACAGCGCCGGTAGCTGTACCGCCATCGACTGCCGCATTGGTGATCGGACTACCCTCATAAGTGATGGAAACACCGTCTGTGGTCGCTGACACGCTTGTTACATCAACTGCAAGGTGTCGGGGCGTCAGAGGTTCAAGCGATGGCCTGTAGTCGGTAAAGGACTCGCCGCGTGCGACCCCCAGAATATATTCGGCGCGCGGGGAAAGAGGCTGCTCATAATCAGCCAGAAGACCCCAAAAACCAAAGTCACCCGGCATTGAAATCATGCCAAACTGCATCATTGGTTCAGACGGCGAAACCTTCTGCCACTCGTCACTTAGCATCTGATAAAGACCACCCATCTGATCGCTGTTAACGAAGTCTTTCAGGAAGGGGGCAAGAATATCAATCTGCGCCTGCGTCATGTCTTTTACGTTGAAGCTATGATAAACATGCTGACCGCCCTCATAGAGAGTGAGCGGCACACCCTCCCGCACGGCGATAACATTGTTTTCCTCAAAAGATTCAATCGTTGCGTCCCATTCGCCACTGCCCCATGAAGTATCACCAAGAATGAAAGAGGTTAGCCAGTCAAAAGCGTCTGCTTTTGTGCGGGTGTCAATGGCGTCTAGCAAAGCCGACCTGTTGGGTTCTTCTGACAAAATTTTCGAACCGAAATAGCTGGTCGCTGCAATCTCATCAACCACATCGCCGGGGCGTACAAATTCGGTGTCGCCGCTGTCCTCCCATGCCTGCGCTTCCAACCGCCTTTCTGTTACTGCCTGACTGCTAGATTGCGTTTCCAGTACCAGTTTAATGCGGTTTCGCGGCAAATGATCTTCTGCGATTTCCAACAACTTGACTGTTTTGTATCCATGATAGCTGTCTTGCGCGAAATCCGTCGGCCCCACATTGCTCCAAAGCGCACGAGCGGCGTCAATATAATAATCATGTACAGGGAAGCCCCAGTTCCATGTTTCATTCGACGGTGCCATTTTAACAACCATGTCGGTGTCCAGAACCGCTACGAAGCGCTCCAACCATGTGCTTATTTCCGCGTCAGTCATACGAAAATGGAAGTTGAGCCAAGGCGTGATCCCTACCTCATTCGAAAAACGGGCAATTATTTCGGGCGGGATTGTAGGCCGTATATCTTGCCCAGAACTGCCGTAGTTTGCGAAGGGAAACTTAGGCAGGGCAACAACCTGATCCTTGTTTTCGCCCATCCAGCCCATCCAGCGTTTTTCCGTCAGCCCCTCAAACAGAGCGACATAATCCGGGTTGAACATTTCGCCCGCAGCGATCCGAGACGCATCGACAGTGCGATAGATTTTTACATTGCGCGTGTAGTCACCAGATGCGCCGGGGAACGACGTGATATTAAAGCCCCAACCCTCCATACGTGGCGTAAACCGAATATGGTTGGTTCCGACACTAGTCTGGTTGTCTACACCAAACAGGGTAAATTGTTCTGCACCGTCCCAAGTCATATCATACGAGACTTGATGATAATCCGGTTCAAAGCCACTCCACGCGAAGAACACGCGCGCACTTGTGCGACCTGTGGGCGCTGAGTGTATCCAGCCCTCGGAATCTGACAGGCCGTCGAGCGCAGCATCACCGCAATATATGTCGTCTGCGCCACCAGTACCCATGAAATAATAGCGCGCCAAAGTGAACCTGTTCAGAAACGGGACTGCTGGCGTGAAATCGTTGTGCGTCAGGACATTTGAGGAGATACGCAGCGCAGGCTTAAATACATCAAACGCGCCCGCAGGCCCCGGCGTAACGCGCGCGCTGCCATCGGGGAATTTGTCAAACGGCGCTGTGATATAGGATGCCGTGGTGACGATTTCCTTGGCCCCAGAGCCGTCGCCCAAGCTGAAATCAGGCTCATCTGCTGTCGGGGCAACATATAGCGGGTCAGTGCCGGTAAACGTCCCGTCCTGCACATTGTAGTTTTGCGCCACCGTGAACCGACTGTCGCCCGCCACATCAATCGCCATGCGCATTGAGCCATCAGGGTTCCACGCCACGTTGCCGATCAACTCGATGCCGGAAACAATCGGATCGCCCGCGATGTTGTTCCCAAACGACGCAATATCGTCAATGTTAATATCGCGGTAAATCCCGTCCGTGTTCGTGTTGAAGAACGCATTGAACCGCGCCCTGATCCGGCGGAAATAGCCGATGTTCTGCTGGTCCTTGGTCGGGTGGCGCTGGAAGTGCATGCCGACGCGCGACATGTTCCACGTGACGTTGTTCACGATGTCGATGTCTTCCATCGCCAGATCATCGCCGCTGTCGTTCCCGTCTTCCTCACGAGCCAGAACAAGGCCCGCCCGGCAGTTGCTCATCTGGTTATTGGCCACAAGAATGCGCCGCACGTCGAGCTCACCGGAATCGAGGTAGATGGCATAGCGCGTGACCTGATCGATCCGGTTGTGCGTGATCTCCCCATCGACCACGTGGTTCTTGAAGTCGATGCCGTACTGTCGCGAGTTGTGCACGTGGTTGCGACGCACATAAATGTACTGCACGCTGTTCGCGACAGTGATCGCCTCACCTACGCCGCCCCGCTCGCCTTCGGAATTGATCTGGTCATAATTCCAGTCATTGACCGTGTTGGTTTTGGTGACGTCATTGTCCTCGACGTAGACATAGCGCGTGCGGAATGCGTCATTTGCAGGCACCGGGGATCCTGCCACGTCACCGCAGATATAAATGCCGGAAAGCCCGGTATCATCAGTGACGCAGTTTGTGATCTTGATATTGCCGCTCACGGTGTCTGCGCCAGCGCCCTTGACGAAAATGCCATTGCGCCAAACTTTGTGGACCGCGATGCCGTCAATCTCGACGTAGCTTTTCCCGTCTATGCGGATCCCGTCACGTGTCGCGTTGTTCTGTGCCACGCCCGCGCCACCACGCGCCACATGCTGGTCAACATCGCCCAGAACGATCGCAAGGTTCCTTTCACCGGGCATGTGCGTGATCCGCAACGGGTTGCCGTCCGCGCCTTCGATCGGAACCTCGTACGGGTCGTAAAATCCGGGTCGCTTGATGATCGTGCCGCCGACGCCATCACCGATGGCCGCAAACGCTGCGGACATCGATTTGTAAGGTGACAGTTGCGACCCAACGCCGAAATCGTCGCTGCCGTTCGTGGGGTGCACAAAGACGGTGCCAGCGGACGGCACGGTAAAGGCCCGCTTGGCCGCTGTCTCATTTCCTGACGTGATCTGATAGCTGACCAGATCACCGACCCAGCTGGCCGGCACGTCGATCGACGCCTGCGCGTCCTGGACGTTGAAATGCGGAATGGTAATATCGCCGGTGGTGTAAACCACCGCTTGCGTGTTGGTGTTTTTCGCCACGCCAAAGACCGTGTGCCACCCGACTGTCGACGGAAAATCAGCGCCAGTCAGATCCTCAAACGGGCTGAGGCCGAAGGGAAAGATCGTCGCGCCGCTGTCGTTGACTGACACTTCATAAGTAATCATGTACAGATTGCCGACCGTCAGCGCACCCGTCAGCGCAGACAACGACTGACCCGACCCTGATCGCGCGCCCGGTGCATCGTTCGATGCGTACTGCGAGCTGGTGACACTGGCGACCTGCACCCCGTCCCGCTGAAAAACGAAGGTGAGCGTGTCACCGGTCGATGTCTTGTAAGCGCGCGATATGCGGGCCGTCAGAACATCCGGCGCGCCCCGCTCATAGGTGAACGCAGACGCAATGAACGCCGACCGCCCACTAGGGCGGAACGCCGATAGACCGGCCCCAACACCAGCACCAACCCCAACTGACATACTCAGGCCAGCAGAACGATGCCGGTGGCCGTCGTACCGCCCGCAGCATCTTTGATTTCTTTTGCGGAAAACGTGACAGGAACGCCCGGCTGCAACGCAGGCAGCAAACCGCCAGTGCCATCATGCTGCACCACGGCAACATCGCCAGGCACAGAAACCATGATCTGCCGGTACAGATCCGGCACGGTGAAATCACCGGACGAAAGATCAACCGCCAGCGTTTTATTTGGCACCCCAAGTGCCCAGTGACCAAAAAGGGAAGTGTCGTCTGTGCGCATTACCGCCTCCTGAACAAACATCATGTGATTTGTTCGGAGGACCCCCCGGCGAATGCCGGACCCGACCTAAGGCAGCGCGCCCTGGCGTTGAGACTTTCCCCAAAGTCAGCGGACCCCGTGACCGAGACCACCCGCATTTCCAACTATCGCTGCACCAAGCAACGCGAAATGTCAACTGAAACGCTCAAACCGTCCGACATGCCACTTGTCGGACGGCACGTCGGACGGTTCGGACGGTTTTCGCCCGTAAGGCGCAAGCCGTTGTTTTTCTTTGGTAAATTGGCTCCGGCGGTAGGGATCGAACCTACGACCAATTGATTAACAGTCAACCAAATAATTAATTAAAACAATGGCTTAAAAGGTCTATTTGTTCGGACGAAAGCGCAACAATTCAAATTGCTGCGCTTTGTGCATCCGGCTTGGCGAACTAACTATCTGCGCTTTGCCAGCGCTTGGATTTCGTCGCTCATGGCGCTGGTCTTATCCTTCGAACCTGCACTCGATCCAAAGTAAAAACCGATTACCGATGCAAAAAAACCAATTGCCGCAGTAATGATCGTGGTCGTCAGCGTCGTCGGTTCAATGCCAATAACATTCAAATAAATTGCCGCCGCAGCAGCCGCAAACGCAAAGAACCCGGACACGATGGCCAATACAATCAGAATACTACTCTGCGTTTTGACATTCATCCGCCGGGCACTGTCGCGATCTTCGGCAGCGATCTGCTGCGCTAGCACCTGCGCCTCAATCTCAGCAACAGCTTTCGCCGTCGTCGCCTCCACGACACGCGCATAGGCCGCTGGATCGTTTTTCAGGGCCGTCAGGACGTTTTCGGGCGGCGTGTCAGCCGACATACCCGTAGCCGCCAACACCGCATCAGCGGCCACCTCTGCGACCCTCTCTGCCGATTTACCGCGCCCGCGCGCCAGCTTTTGGAATAGCTCAGGCACAACCTCCTTTGCGACCTGCGCGCCAAGGGTGCCGACCAATGTGCCCACGATACTCATGCCGCTGACCTCTGGTGTATCGGGCAGTCTGACCGACTTAAACCGCATGCTGATTTCTCCCCTTCCTTGCCATCGATCAGGCGCAACCCGCTTTCAAACCTGCGCGCGATCTCAGCGATTTCGCCCGCCCGATCGGTGCCGTTCACGATGCGGCGCGCCTCAACGTAATCGACCTTTTCCGGCGTGATGTAATCCGCAAGGTTCTTGCCGGTGAACATGCCACGGATCATGCCCTCCCAAATGATCTGCGCCGACATTTCCGGCTCAGTGGCCAGATCCGGCTTGTTGACCAGATCAATCTCACGGCCAAACTCCAGCGAAAGAAAGATGCTCATCTTTGCATAGTTGCGCAGCCACGTCAGCTGCGTATGCCCGCGCCCGAAATAGGCCACCCGCACACCTCGGATCAACCAGATCGGTTCGCCGTAGTCATGGTCTTGGCCTTCACCGATTTCATCGCTGTGTCTGAACCGCCCGGTTTCCCAAAACGCCGTTGCGAGAACATAGGCCGTATCCTCCAGGCTGCGATTGCGGCGCAGCCCCTCCGCAACCAGTTTATCCACCGGCTCACGCTGCCACTGCGGCAACGATCCCTTGAACAGATGCTCTGCGATGTAGTCATGAAATCCACTCATCTTGGCTGATCCTTTTCGCGTTCTGAAACAATGAAATTGACCCACGGTGAATAGGCAGGCGGCGCGCCTCCAACCGCTTCGGGGTAGGTCACGATGACACGAAACCGCGCCGCGCCCGGCTCCACGTCTTCGTTGATCTTGAAGCGGTAAGACAAGGTATGTTCGCCGACCGATAACGGCAGACCTCGAATGGACAACGGCGCGTCATGATAATATCCACCACCATTGGCGATCATCCCATCGACCACGGGACGCCCGCAGTTGCCCCGCAAGCGGCGCACGCCACGCCACGTGACATATCCAACACCGCCCGGTGCCGCCCCGATGACCTCGTGCCCGGTTTGCGGCACAACCGCGCAAACACCGCCACCACGGCTTTCAATCTCACGGGACAGGAAATCGCGCACAGTCTCGGCAGCCACCTCATAGAACAGACCCACCAACACAGTGCAGGCCAGCATGATTGCCGCTGTGTGGTTCACTACCCACTTTGCGAATTGCTTCATGGCAGCGCCGCCTTGAACGTGGTCAACGCCGTCATGATGTCAGCGTTGTCCTCAGCCGCAAGAATATCAGTGACGACCGCCTCAAATGCGGCAACGATCGTTTCGACCGCCGCGATGTCTGCCGCCGCCCGCACGTTCGCCTTGGCCGTGGTGCGCGCCGCTTCCAGCGGATCGCCGAAAAACCGCCACTGCTGCGCCATCGTGACGTACTCCTGCGCAACCGACACCGCGCTCACATCATTCAGAAAGCTGTCAAACCCGATCTTTCTGTACGGTGCTAAATCAACCGGCGTGGGCGATTGCGCCAGAAATGCAATCGCCTCCTGCTCCTTCTCAACATACGTGGTTTCCTGCGCCGGGATGGCCGTCACAAACAGCAGGCGCGTCGCCCTGACCACCGCATCCACCGCGCGCTCTGCCGTGGCGCGTGTCTGGGCCAGTGTCGCCTCTGGCGCGCCGCCAACCGCTTCGGGCGGCACAACCTCCCACGCACTGCCCGTCCACCGCGCCCGCTCACCCAGTGACAGGGCAGGCGGTGCAACCGTTACCGCACCTTTGGGAATCAGGAAAACATCCGTCTCACGCGGGCTTTCCTGGGCGATGCCGGATCCGGCAAAAAACCCGTCGGTGTCTGTCTGATAATAATTCATGCTGTCAGCCCGTAGATATACGCCCAGTTACCGGCAAAGTTTTTCATCCGCGTTTCGTCTGCGGTACGCGGGGTGCCGTTCACGCCGTCGGTCGATGCGTCCCTGACACCTGTTTCATCGTTGCGCTGATTGTTGCTCACTTCGCCTTTGTTCACGCGGTCACCGGCTGAAAGGGTGCCGTCAAAACCGACGCGCACATCATGCCAGTGCCCCTGAAACGCATCCGCCTGATACGATCCCAACACGCGACCCGGATCCAATCCGCGCCCTGCATCAAGGCCGCGCCACGCGACCCCGCGCAGATCGGGCGTGCCAAAGGTGTTTGCGCCATCGCCCACCCCGTGCACCGTGCCCAGCTTGGCATAAAGCTCCGGATAGGCCGTGCGCGACAAATCCGCCCCGACATAAAACATCATGCCCGGCGGCGGCGTCGCCATCGGGCAGGGAAAGGCCAGCCCGATCAACATTTCCCGCTCCGCCCTCAGCGCGGCAACCAGATCGTTGAACTGCCCCTGCAACGGCCCCGTCACACCATCCAGATACCCAAACTCAGCCGTCGACACCGCGCCGTCATTTCGGAAAAACGCGCTAGGATCAAACGCCGCGGCCGCCGTGGCACTGGCAGCAGCTGCAGCGGCAAACGTCTGCGCCGCCTGGGCGGCCACCTGCGCGGCCTGCTTGTCGCTTTCCACGTCCTGCCGCATAAGGGCCGCCGTGACCTGCTGCGCCACCAGCGCGAACCGATCCAGCGCCGCCGCGATCGCCTCCGTCCCCGGCTCAGGCACCACCAGATTGACCGCGTTCGTATTCGCGCGAACGCGGAAATTCACCTCACCTGTCGCCGGCGCGCTCAGCATGGTAATCGTGCCGGTCCCTGCAGGCGTGTCGCCATCCGGCGCGATCGTGTAATCGACCCCAAAAACCAGCAGGCGCATTTGGTCACCGCCTGCATTCAGGGTGTGAACAACATGTTCCGCCGCCGCCATGTACCGCCAGGGCAACGTGTTCACCGCCCCCTGAACCATGGCAAAGCTCGCCTCTGTCGGTTGTATCGCCTGCGCCATTTAACTGCCCTCTATCGCGTTCAGAATGTTGGGCAACCGCTCCGGCACCGGCTCACCACGCGGCCAGTACGAAGGGTTGCCAAAGTCCTTGACCCGACGCCGTTCCTCGCGGCGAAACGCCTTTTGCGCCTCGCCGTCCGTCAGCTCCTGCAGGTTGTCCCACAGCGCCCGGTCAAGCACCTGATTGATGTACCAAAGGTTTGTTGGCCCAGAATATCGGTTGAGATATTTGGTGGCCGCGCGGCCAAATTGATCCTGCTCTTTTTGACCGCCAGTCACCGCAGCGACACCGCGACCGATCAACCCGCCGGTGTCATTCAGGAAACCCGCCGCAGGACCGGCCAACGTGCTGGCAAGGCCACCGCCAAAACGGTTCTGCGTGCTCGATGCGAAATCGCCAAAAATACCAAGCCCACCACCCTGCAACACAGCGGCCATTAAAAACTCTTTACTATCCATCGGGCGTGGGTCATTGCCCTTGGCCAACTCCTTGAGCTGAATACCCAAGGCACCACCTGCCGTGGTGATCGTGGCAAACATCACGGCCTGACTGATCCGCGATCCGTTCAGACGATGATAAAACACCCGGCCCAGCTGGTTGAACAGCATCGAAAACGCAAACGATTTGTACATCAGACCGGATTTCAACAACTCACCGGCCAGCGTGCCATTGCCCCCAAAATCAAACATCGCACGGCCCCGCAGGCTGGCAGACGGCACGGCAAATTCCATCTGCTCGCGCACCATCGCCTCAAGCCTCAGGGACAGATCGAGTGCCTGCGCACCGTCCAGATCATCGCGATACCGAATATCCCCCGGCACAAGGAACGTCGCCTCAGGCTCTGCCTCACTGCGCGCCAAGTCCGTCGCGCGAATGATGTCCCAATCCTCCGCCGAAAAGCCGCGCTCAACCATCAAATCGCGCAGCGGCTTGGGCAGGGCATCCAGCGACTGCCCGGCGTTCTCCGCAAGAAATCCATAGAACTCCAGCCGAAACGCACCGCGCCCGATATCCGTCCAGGCTGTCAGGCCCGACGCGCGCATGGTGAACTCGCTCAGGCGTTCCATCATCGGGCCGACATAATCATCCCCCATCAAACGCGCCTGGGCGACACCTGTGTTCGCCGCGCTTTCCGCGATGATCCCCATGCGCGCCATCAACGCACGATCTTTCGATGACGCGATCGCCTTCAGCTGACGGCCAACCACCTTGTTCCATTTGATGCCGACATGCTTTGCGGCCATCGCTTGAAATCCAACATCCGACACCGCTGACAGCATCGCACCGGCCAGCTGCGACGCGATCAGGAAATGACGCAGCCCGGCAAACGCACCGGCCACCACGTCGCTTTCGACCTTGTTGGCCGCCCCGGTATAAAGATCATACATGCGCCGCGCATGCCGCCCCTTGCCGCGCGCCTCATCAGCAGGCGTTGTGAAAAAGAGACTTGAGCCTTTTTTGTTTTGTACCCACGGGCGATCCCGCGCCAGCTTTTCCGCTGTCTGGATTGCCAGCTCAAGCCCGGCGCGCGGATTGGGTCCAAGCACCTGCATCGATGCCGTGTCACGCGCCATGGATTTCAGATGCGCCACAACGGCAGAAAAGGGGTCAGACCGCCCGAATTTGTCGTTCACCGCCATCCAGTCGTCAGCAGACTTGAAGTGCAAAACCCGGTGATCCGATCGCGAATTCGCAACCGACCGCCCCATCTGCATGCCGGCAGGTTCACGCTGCGACCAGCCGTCCGTAGTGATCCCCTCGTAAACATCGCGCAAAAACCGCGCCCGCGCCTCAGGCGTGCTCGATGAAAACGGCTGACTGGTATCGCGATCGATGATGCGGTCCCAGTCCAGGCGGTTGTCCATTTCGCCTGCCCAATCGTCGAAGGTGGCCTTTTTCGTCAGCGCCGTATCCCACGAATGCGGCAGGCCATAATTGTCGATCTTGCCGATCGACCCACCGGCAGCGTTGAAATCGGTGCGCGCCAGCTCGAACGCATCGCGAATGGCATCTGCCATCTGCTTGGCAGCAGCGCTCCCGGATGCATCCCCGTACAGCTCTCTCACGACATCACCCAACAGCGCCTTGCTGCGCACACCCCCAAAGATGTTGCGCTTGTGCTTTTCGATGAAACCGCCGATCGACTTCATGTAGAAACCCTCAAGCGCATCAGCTCTTGCCGAAACATTCTGGAATTTTGCCGACTGCCCATGCTCGATCAATTGCCGGGGCGCGTTGGCCGCGTTCGCATTGCCATCACTGTCAACGTGGTTGGTGACATTTTCGATGATCTTGATGTTCGCCTGAACCTGCAGCAGATGGCCGCGCTTGCGCTCCTGCGCACTGCGGCGCAGATGTATCCAGACATCCTGCGCCGCAGCCGCTTCTGCGCCGGGACCCAGATGCGCATGCGCTTTCAGGCGCTCCTGCAACAGATCCTGCGCAGCACGGGCGCGGGCCTTGGGCATTTCACCGGCGTTGATTGCACGCTCTATGCAATCATAAAGGCTCATTCAGACGCCACCGACACATCAGCAGCGGGGTCAACCACAACCCAGTCCTCTGCCAGCACGTCCGCGTCATCGGTGCGCACCCACGGCAGATCGCCCGACCGGCTCCCGGTCATCATCAGCATCGGTTTTGCACCGCCGCGCCCGCCTTTCTGGCCGACATAGATCACGCGACCAAACGCCCAGGACAAACGCCGCGCGTGATAGCCCCGCAGCAGCTCACTGAGGGGCAGGGTGCCCGCCGCCCCCTGAACCCCGCCTGACGGGGCGCTCTGGGCGTCTGCGGCTTTCTTTTCCGCCTTTGCCTTCTTTGTGGCCGCAGCCTTTTGTTGCGGTGTCATTTCAGTATCAGCCATTGGAAACTCCTTTCGGCATACAAACATTGAGTTGTTCTAAGAATTCGGCTTCGTCATCCAGATCGGCCAGGATCTCCGAAACCTTGATGCGCGCAGCATCTTCACCAGCATCCACCGGGACCTCGATGTCGTTGGCAGGATCCTCCGCCAGACGCGCGCGCAGATCCGCATCGATCAGATCGGCCTGCGCAACAGCACCCGCGCTGGTCGCCGGGTCATCAAACATATCCGACTGCACGGCACTGACTGGAACGTCCGGCTGGTTTGACGGCGTCACAGCCTCAGGGCCAAGCCATCGGCCCGGCGCAGGTGTCTCGCCCCCCGCCGCTTTGACGCGCTGATTGTAATCCTCAAGATAGGCACGGGCCGGAACGGCGGCGTATTTGTCCCGGTTAATGGCATCGACCACCTTTGGGTTGCTTGTCTCCAGCGCGGGCTTTGACGTGGCCCGATCAACAACAATCCAGCTGGACGGGGCATCGGCAGCAGCAGCATTGGGTTCGGCCTCATCACGAACGACATCTTCAGGTGCGTCTGCCGGACGCGCAGCATCCGGTTCATCGCGCGCGGCGTCTTCCACTTCGTCGGCCTCAGCACGGGCAGGGCGCGCGGGCGGATCGTCCGGCAGATCAACGCCGCGTGCCGCCATTTCCTCTTGGATTTCCCGCGCTGCCACCGCATCGATAGACACCGGCCCAATCGGCGCGGGGGCAGCAGATGCAGGGCCATCCGGCGGCGGGGACCGATCATCAAAATCAAACGCCGCTTGCGTCCACGGCTGATCGATCTCGATCTCGCCAACCTCGATGCGAAACCGGCTTTCGTCAGCCTCGATGCGCCCGCCTGACAAATCCGCCAGCACGCGGCCATCAGGTGCCACGCCATACCCCTGAAACCGTGGGGCAGGGGTATCAGCGGCAGTGCCGGTGCCGGGCGTGCGCGGGCCGCGATACCCCTCCCATGCGCCGGTGCCTTGCTTCTCAAGGATCCAGATGCCGATGCGATCCTGCAGCTTGGCCGTCATGACCTCATTGCCTGACAGCCCCAAACCTTCCTTGGCGGCGCGCAACGTGGTGCCGACAACCTGATAGGCCCCCATCGGCGTGGCGACGCGCCCGACACGACCCTTAACCCACTGGCCATAGGCACCGCGTGGGTTGGAAAACGCGATGGCCTGATCCACAGTCATTTCAGTGACGCGCACATTTGAAAACGGCCCGCCCTCACGGTTTGAAAACCCAAACAGAGCATCGTAGTCACCGCCGCTTTCACCGGCAAAAATACCGGCTTGAATGCGCGGCCAGTCCGCCGGTGCGTTCAGGTCAACATCTTCCGGACGCACAACAACCGGATCGCCGTTTTCAAGCGCAACCTCCGCCGCATCGATACGTGCCGCATGCTCATCCGGATCGACACCCGCTGGCGCGCTCTGCAATGCCGCCTCATCCCGCGCCAGCTGCGCCGCCGCGCCACGTTCCTTGTCGGACCCGCCCGTGCGCCGCACCGCCGCCAGCAGCTTTTCGTTCGCAACCTCAGCACCCCTGACGCCCAGCTTGCCCGCCTCACCGATACCACGCCCGGCCAGCGGCAGCGCCGCCCCAAAGGTCGCACCAAACAACAGCAGCTGCAAAACATCCGGGGCATCGCGTTCCAGAAACTCCGCCTGCGCATTATAGGCCGGGATGGCCAGCGCCTCCGACCCGGCGCCAAGGGCACCCTCAACCAGCATCGTGCGGGCCAGCGACCCGCTACCGGCGCCAAAAGGCAACAGGGCCAGCCCCTCGATGTCTGACACCGCCGCGCCTGCCATGCCCACAAATTCCGCGACACCACCCGTCAGGCTGGGACTGGACCTGTTTTGGCTCCGCTCTTCCAGCTCGATCCGCTCTTCCTGCATTTCCGATCGCACCTGGTCTTTTGCAAAATCCTCAAGCGCGGCGCGCGAATTCGGGAAATTGGCCAGCTGGCCCGGCTCTGCGCCCCGACGCGCTTCGAGATCCCGAAACAGCGTGTCAATCTGGTCTTCGATCACGGGAGGATTTGCCCCGCCCTGCGTATCACCAACCCATGCGTTGCGATCGCCATAAAGCGCTTCCGAGATATCGCCGATCACGGTAAACTGCCGGTGCCCTGTGCGCTTCTGGCGCGCCGCCCAGTAATTCCGATCAATCGCCTCTTTCTCAAACCCAATGCCGACCAGCTCACCCGTCGTGGTTTCCGGCCCCTCAGATGCCGGTTCCAGGCCCGCCGCCGCAATCGGTGATGCCCCATCCAGAAACGTCATTGCCGCGCCCCGCGCAACTGCTCAAGATCGACATAAAACAGACCATTGGCCGACCTGCTGTCTGTCAGCCAGCGCATGGTGCCGTCTGATCGCTCGATCCCGACAACATAACGCCCGCCACCCATCGAAAGCACCCGCGCGCTGTCAAGGCCCGCACGCCGCCAGGCGCGTGATGCAGGATCGGGCAGGGGGCGACCTCCAAGCATTGGTGCGCCACCCGTTACAGACGCCGCCGCCCAGGTCTCTGGCGTTGCGTCCGCGATGGCCTTCTCAACGATCTCCGCCGACAAGGTGGACGGCAACAAAGTCTGCTGGCCATTGACCTCCTGAATGCCGCCATACGCCACGCCGCGACGCACAACCTGACCCGAAACCGCCTGGATGGATTTGAGGTATGCCCCGCGCAAAACGTCTTCGCCCGCATCCGGGTCAACAGCAAGGCCAGATGCCGCAAAATGCGCATCCGCCGCCTCCAGCAACCCAGCCACCCGCGCCTGATCTGCGGGCGGAAAGGCACTGGCAAATTCCGCCCTCAGGGCCGTGCGCGCAGATGCAGGCGCTTTTGCACCCTGCTTGTCACGTGTCAGCTGGCGACCGCTCAGCATCGTGCGCGCCGCCGCGATATCACCCGATTGCAGCACCAGCTGGCCAGACAGATGAAACAAGGGATCCTGCGCGCCGACTTCCTGCAGGATCGCCCCCGCGCGGTTTCCGGCGTTTTCAACGATGCTGGTGACGATTGCCAATTGCTCATCGGGGCCACCGGCCTGAATTTCCGCCTGCAGGGCATCGCGCTCCGGATTTGTAAAATACCGCAGCTGCGGCGCATCCGTTTTGATGTCAGACGCCACCGCCTCCGCCGTGGCGATCCGCGCGGCCATGCTCTCCGGATCATCGATCGCAACCGGCTGCACCGCAACAATGCCGAGCTTGCTGACATGTGACAGCTGATCATTTTCCAGACTGTTGCGGGTTTTCTCATTGATCGACCGCAGACGGTTCAATCGTGCAATATCCTCCGGATCTCCGGTCAATGTATTTTCAAGCTGCGCAATCACCGCCTGCTGATCGAGCGGATCGATAATCGCAAAATTGCCTTCTGTTTCCGCAGCGGCCAGCGTTGCGCGCAGTGTGGCCTCGTGTTCCGTCCCGGCGGCACGTTCCATCAGGCCCGGCAAATCGTCAAACCGCAACCCGCCCTCGATGACGTCCACAGCGTTTTCAATATCTGCCTTCAGGCGCGCGGCAACCTCCTTCGCCTGCACCTGCGCCGCCTTCTGCAGACGCACCTGCTCTGCGGCAAGTGCAGATTTCGCCCGCCCCGTCAGCGCCGTCAGACGCGCGGGGTCCATGGCGCTGAATTCCCCGTCATCGCGACGATCAAGGAATTCCTGCGGATCATTCTGCAGCGCTTCGATCGCGGCGTTGCTGACGGCACCGTCCAGCGTACCGGCCAAAATACTCTCTGCATCGGTTGCAGAAATCCAGCCCGCCGCTTTCGCCGCACCGATGTCTTCTGCCGCTGTCGCCAACACCGCATCACGGGACTGCGTATCCGGGGCAGACGCCGCCTCGCGCTGGTACACCCGCAAGGATGCGTTGAGCTGCGCAAGGGACGCATCGCGCTGCAGCGCATATTGACGGTTGCCGATGGCGCGCACCTGCGGATTTGCCATCTGCCTGAACGTCAGGTCAAACTGATCCTGCTGGCGACCCTTCGGCAGACTGCCCTTCAATTCCCCCTTCAGCGCTTCGACATCCGCGCCGAACCTCTCGCTCAGCCCATCAAGGTTTGGGTCCTGCTCGTACTTATCGCGCAACGCGCCCAGACGCTCCGCCGCGGTGACGCGCGCCTCCTGCATGACCATCGCGCGGGCATGCTCGTTCTGATCGATCCCGTACGACACCGCGACATCCGCCAGACCGGCCACGGCTTCGCCGATGCTGGGTTCATCAAACGACTGGCGCGGCTTGCGCACCTGCTGAAACGGCGTGTTGCTCTGCGGTATGATCAGCGCCATCGCTCAGCCCCCCGCCAATTCCGGCCAGAGCTTGAGCGACGAACTCACCGTCCGCGCGCCGGTATTTGTGACACCGGTGATAAAGCCCAGCCGCCCGCGACGCTCCGCCAGATCGGCCTCAGCATTGGACGCATCCACCTGCGATCCGGTGTTGAAACGAATGGCCTCAGCCTCTTTGCTGCGCTCCAGCGATGCCTCAGCCCCAAGCCGCTGCGCACTCGCGCTGTCCAGACGCACCCCGCGCGCGGCAAACTGGCCACGCTGTTGTTTGATCAGGCGATCCATGCGGCTGCGCGTTTTCTGTTCTTCGTAGCGCCCGATTTCCTCTTGCTGCGCGGCTTCAGCGCGCGCCAGCTGGGAATTCTGCGCACCGATGGCCGACTGCTCACCGGCAGCGTACAGCCCTCCAAGGGTCGAGACAGCAAGGGCGGCGGCTCCAATATCACACATCAGTCATCACTCACCATCATTGTGGGCGTTCTGGCCAAAATGGTCAGCGGCGCACCGGGTTGCGGCTTGAACCGAAAAAACGATTGCTTGGCCCAGCCCTTGTGGCCCGCCAGATCAAAGACGCCGCTGCGCAGAATGACACGATCCGCAAAGCCAACCGGCAAGATGTCCTCCGGCCTGCTGGCGATCTCGACGCCATCCTCGACCTGCACAACGCTGAACGTGCCACCCGCCGATCGATGCACGTGAATACCCGACGCACGGTGCGATTTGTTGCGACCCTCATCGCCACCATCCGGCGTGCCCACGCGCATATCCAGCGTGTCGACTTCCTCACCGTCTGAACCGTCAATCCCGACGATTGCCCAGGTGACCGCCTGCGGCAACGACACCCGGCCACCTGCAACGCTCAGCCCGGTAAACGCCCCGTATTCCGTCCAGGCTGCCACCACCTCACCCTCAAGATGATCCAGCCCGGAAATCTCATCTGTTGCAGGTCCCTTGTATTTGACGCCTGCGAACAAATGCCAGGCGTCCTCGATGTCCGGCGCATCACCATCCAGATCGACAAACGGCGGCTGCATCTGCTCACGGAAATGGCGCACCTGACCATTGATTGTGCGACGCACAACCAGCTCCAGAACTTCGCTTGACCCGTCATCGCCCGGCATGACCTCGACATCAACAACCGCGCCGCCGCCCACCTCGTGGCGATGAAACCCCAGCACCTTTTGCTTGAGGATATAGGTGCAACCGACCAGATCACCGTTTGACAAAACCGCCCAGATGCACGGCACCGGCTCCGCCTGAAACACCAGCTTGACCGCGCCTGGGGCCAGAATGTGCCGCGCGATCTGCGTCAGATGCTCATCCTCATACTTGCCTTCGGGCCCCAAAAGCAGCGTGATCAGCTTGCGCGCGCTTTTGGCCAGAAACACGACCTTGCCGTTGACGATCACCGGCGCGACGCTGCGACTGCCGATCGACGTATCACTGTCATAAGTGGCCGTTTCTTCGGCATAGACGCGATCCGCATCGGTCGAAGAGCCGACAAACTCCCCGGCTGTCGTGCCGATATGCAAAACGCCACCGGCCTGAACAATGTACGTGATTTCGCCGTTGTCGCGCTGATCACTGTCCAGAATGTAGGAAAAGCCCTCATCATCGCCGCCAAGCGCGGAAAAATCGACCGTGCCGCCAATCACGCTGTGCCAGATTGTGCGCGGCTCTGTTGGGGTGCCCCCGTAAATGTGGCGCTGCTTATAGGCCCCGATCGCGCGGGGAAAACCCTTGACCGCCGACCATGCCTGCTCCGCCCAGCGATATGTTCCGGCGTTTTCCAGCCCCGCAGGCAGCTGCCGAATGACATCCGCCGACGCACTGCGCGCGCCGGATATCTGCGTGATCTGAATGATCCCGGAACCGTCGCTCAGATACTCATAAACCGGGCCGCCCTTTTCACCGAGCCAGAACCCGCTGATATGCACCGGCGGGTTCACACCTGTGTTTTTGCCACTGGCCGCAAAACCGACAACCTCAAACACAAACTCCCCGGTCCAGCGTCGATCGCCAATCCTGACAGTTTCGCCCGCGATCCAGTCAGGATATCCGCCCGCATTATCCGATGCGAACGCATGCCATTGCACCGGCCCGATGCTGGTCACGGCACCGCCGACAATCGACGCGGTTGGTGCATCGCCGCCTGTCACGCCGTTATTCACATCGAAACCGGCGACGCGATACACGTTCCCGCTGTTGTAAAACTGATCACCCACAGACGTCGAAATATCGGCAGACCATGCCGGGGTGCGCGTTGTGTTGACCTCGCTCAGCTGAAACAGGACGCCAATGTACCGGCTGTCGAATAGGTCGAAATTGGTTGTGACGGCGATATTGCCCGCCACGTCCGATACCGTGATTTCCTTGGCTCGGTTGATGTTTACCGGGGCAAAGGGACCGTTTGCAAACGGCGTCGGCTCAATCGTCCAGTTGTCCAGGGCAAACCGGGACAATCGATGCGGCGCAATTTCACCCTCAGTCAGGTAAATGCGATCTGACGACAACAGCGACTGCAGCCGCTGCGCCTGCGCAAAGCTATAAGGCGTCTGCAACGTGTAAGGCTCAACACCACCCGCCTCAAGAACAAGGGACCCATTGCGCCAGAACCGCAGCAGCTGATCCGTCCATTCCAGCAAAACCGCGTCTTCATCCTTGAACGCAAACCGCATCAGCCGCGCCGGGAAATTTCGATCTGTATCGCCAAGGTATTTCGTGCCCGGCAGGCGCGTGAACCCGCCCTCAGGCAATGTCATGAACCCCCGGCACCGCCGCAGCCCATTCTGAAACCGCGCATAATCGCTGCGCGCATACATCAACGACGATAATTCACCGGACGCAGCAGACGTGGACGGAGGCGAAACTCTTGTCATCGGATGGGCTTTGCAAAATCAAAGGACATCAGCGCCATATCCAAAGCACCGGGCGCATAGGCGCTGTCATTGCTCTGCTCGACGCCTTCCATCTGATCCGCCTCGATGACAGCACGGCGAAAATTATCAAGCATCTGGTTGGACCGATTGACCGACCGGGCATAAACCATCGCGAACTGCGCCGCCAAAAGATATTCCAGCGCCAGCGTGAAACTGGGCATGAACAGCGCCGGGTTGCCCTCATCGATCGTATAAACGACCTGAACGCCATCAGCAGCGTTGCAGTAAATGTTTGCCTCGCGCCGCCACGTCAGACTGGCATCGCCCGCCAGCACATCACGCACCCGCAAACAGGAGGGCGGCACGCTGTAGGCATAGGGCATGCCTGCCGGGGTAGGGGTGTCAACCAGAACCGCACCGGGGGCAAATCGGTGCCGCGCAAAATTCCAGTCCATGATCTCCAGCACATTCCGACGCCGCGCATCATAGGCAATCCGCGCCTCGCGGGCATCGATGCTGCCGTCCTCCAGACTGGTAAAACGCGCCTTATGCTCCGCCCACGCCATGGCACGGGAAATAATATCAGCAGCGCTATCAGACTGAAGGACGGTCAATTCTCAATCCGCCTTAAACGTGGTTGGCGAATTGCAGATCAAAATCGATCTGCCCGGCCACCGTCGCATCCGCTTCGGTAAAGACCTTCAACGTGATGGGGTTGCCGGGATCCTCCGCCATTCCGAGCTGTTGCCAGATCGGCTTGCCCCACTTGGCATCGAACAGATCGACGGGGTTGTTGCCGCTGGCACCGCCCGTCGCCTTGGTGACATCGAGCAACGCATCGGTGTCACCATCAACACCAATAACCGCCTGCGCAAATCCCCAGGCTGTCGTTTTGATCGCGCTTTCGGGCAACATGATCGCGGACGATGGAACATCCATCAACTTGTACTCCGACCCCGCCTCATCCGTGGCAAGACACTCAACCGTGCCCGTCACCCGCGTGATCTTGCCCGCCGATGCAGCGCCTGTGGCTGGCAGCCAGACACCCGCGACGAGCTGCCCGTAAAAGGTGGATAGAACTTTTCTGATAGCCATGATGGCCTCCTGTAAAACTGTGAGAAAACCGGCCAGCCGCAACCGCCCGGTTATTTCCTCAAAATCGATTTAGCCGATCAGGCACTCGATTTCGGACACGCCGGTATCTTCCATACGACGACAATCCATGCTGGCCTCTGACCAGAAATAGGGCGCGTCATATTTCGAAGTGTCGATCGTGTCGCGCGGCGTGATCTCTTTCCAGACACCAAGACGCACGGACGATTTGCGCCACGTCGGCACCCGCTGCAGCGTCACCGCACCGCCATAGTTGCCCTGCTTCGTGGTCAGGTTCTGATACTCGATAAACTCATGCCCCCACACCATCGACAAGCGACCACTTTTGGTGAATTGCGGCCCGGCTTCGGCGCGATAATCAGAATGAACCATTTGCAGCTCATCAGCGAGATCATCCACCTGTTCTGCAGTGATCGCAATTTTGATCGGCTCTTCCTGCAGGTCAAACTTGTGGCTCC